GTGCCGCAACCTGCGTAGTGGCTTGGCTGAAAGAACCTAAGAGCTGAGAGCCTTTAAAATAAAGGGATACAGAGGACATCAAAAAATAACGCCCAAAAATCAAAGAAAAGATAAAAAAAAGATAATGTTTGTATTATAAGTACAGCTTATAAAGGTATTAAAAAAGAAATAAATATTTATTAAAAATAATTTGCTTTATCTATTGCATATAAATATATATTTATATATATTAAGTACATGACATTTATATACATATTAAAATACGCTTTCATGGGTTCGCCCCTGTTCGTGTGTTTTTCAACATTAAGAGGGTAATTATGACTTATAAAATAAACGACAAAATAAACTACTTCTTTAAAGGGGACGAAGACAACGAACCTTGCGAAGATGTAATGATAGTTAAAGCATTAAAAGACTTAGACAATGACGAAGTCTTTAAGCTTAAACCAACAACTAATAATAAAAATGTATTAGTAAAGGGAGACTATGACAAAAGCACGGGCAAATATTGGGCTACTAAGTGGCACGATATTAATAATGAAACTTTAAAAGATGGTAATACTTTAGTATTTACTAGCTTTATATTTTAAGAGAGGGTTAGTATGACACATCAAAAATATTTAAAAGAACTATTTAAACTTATAGAGGGGAAAGGCTACACAATAGAATGTGAATGTGAGGGCGAAGAAATCACAAAGGACGAAGCACTAACACAAGTAGACGAAACAGCTATTTATGTTATTGACAAGGATGGTCATTCTTTAGGTTGGATTTATTTTCTATTTTGGAATGACTGGGATGAGTCAATATCTGACTACACATTAGAGTTAGATACTATTTTAAATCTTGACGGATTTATAAAAAGTTATACATATAATTATTAATAAGGAGAATATAAACATGAGCAAAGTACATCACACACAATATAAAAAGAACTACAAGAATTATATTCTTGATTGTTTAGAAACAGAGGACGAGCTAATAGGCAAGAATTTATCAGATGATGAAAAGATTAATTACCTTTTTGATAGGTTCGGCAATGAGTACGGCTTTCAAATTGAAAGGATAGGAGAGCATAGAGCTATGACTGAATGGTTGAGTGGCTTAGCTATAAACATTCCTTATACATACTCTGACATCATTGAGTTAGCTATTGATATGGGTTCAATAGATAACAATCCTAGCGAGGCATTAAAAGATAGAGTTATTGAAAATTACTTCTCTTTTATGGCCAATGTAATTCTATCTTTTAAATCTAAATGGGTGGCATAAATGAGAATAGATCTAAACGAAATAAAAAAATATGACTATAGCGACACTTCAACAGCAAGAGAACTTATATACAAGTTAAAAGAGGAACTTAAAAAGGCTTATAAATTACAAGATGATTTAATAGAAGCAATAACTAAAAAGGGGGCAAATAATGAAATATAAAATAATAATAAACAATGGAACTCTTAAAGGCTTTCTAGCCTTTAGGGGTTCATGTCTTGCAACTATGCAAGATAAATATAAACGCCTAGAACAACAAGGGCATAAATTAAAACTAATAAGGGGTAAATAATGGAAAATAAATCTACATGGGAATTAAAACAAATAATTAAAGCCTTGAGTATGTTAGAACTATTGAACACTACAGAGGAAAATAAAAGACTACAAGAAGCAAAAATCGAACTTAAAAAAAGGGGTAAATAATGAAATTTTTAATAAGTCATACATGGAATGGGGACGGAATGAGCAACTCTGAAATTCATATTTTAGATAGTTTTTCTAATCATATAAAAAGAGATGTAGAGAAAATGTTTTTAATTCAAGATATGCAAAATATCAAATATGAAAATGATACTAATAGTTTTTATTATAATTTAAATAATGATTTAAATGATACTGGTAGGATTAGATTTCAGCCCTTGCCTAGTGATGCCTTAGCTGTTGCATTATTTCCAAATGTAAATGAATCAGAAATTATTTCTGATAATGAAACCCTAGAAGCATATATAAAAGATGTTTTAGATGATGAGTACAATGAGCATAAAAAAATATATGATTATCTAGCCGATGTTGAGTATGAGCCAAATTACTTAATGCTTTGCACGTTGCCAGTAGTTAGACAAGTAGACCATTTTTAATATCAAATCTAACCAACTAAGGGCGGTATTATTACCGTCTTTTTTATGCCTTGAATATATAGGAGAGCCTTAAAGCCTTTCTAAGACGTTTTAATATTAAAGCTATGCTTTACTATATATTTATATTTATAATGCAATACAAGGCTTCTCCGTGCCTTGTTTTTTTCTATGTTGCTTCTTTTTGTTCTTTTTTTTTGATTTTCTTTTTTTTTGTTGATTTTTTTTCTTGCGATGATTTTTTTTGATTAAATATAAATTTGCCTTGATTATAAATTTGCCTTAAATATAAATTTGCCTTAAATATAAATTCGCCTTGATTATAAATTTGCCTTAAATATAAATTTGCCTTAATACTAAATTTGCCTTAATTATAAATTTGCATCAAAACAGTATTTGCATCAAAACAGTATTTGCATCAAAACAGTATTTGCCTCGATCTTAAATTTGCCTTAAAAATAAATTTGCATTTAGGTATTGTGTATTTATATATTTTTATATATAATAGGTTTATGTTAAATAAAAGTAAGGAGTTAAATAACATGAAAACATTAAATAAAAAACAACAAAAAGAGTTATCTCAAATTATGGGGTGGCATGATTTTAAAATAGACCAACGATCTACACACAGTGCATACATAACTATGGGAGATATAACAGTCTATGTAGACAACTCAACCAATGAGCAAATAGTAAATGTATGGCAAGACCAACCGCTAGGCTTAGAAGAAAAAACTATACATAACTCGTGGACTAATATAGACACACTAAAAAGGGAGCAAGACTAATGATTGAAGAACTACTAGACAAATACCACGAAGATGATTTTGATGATTTATTAATTCAAATAATAAAACATATGAAAGAGGTTAAAGAATTAAGAGAATATGAAAAGGAGCAAGACTAATGAAAACAATAACCAAAGAATATACAGTTTATGATTTTGAAGATTTAAAACAAGATGATGAACTATGCGAAATGATATATCAAAAATTTTGGATTGATAATCCAAACAACATAAATCCTTGGGCAGATGAAAATATAAACAGTTTTAAAAAATTTGCAGAAACTTTGCAGATGAATTTTGATTATTCACTTTCAAATGATGAATATGAAACGAGACAATGCTATATAAAATTATCCCCTAGTTATGATTTAGATAATAAAGACTATAAATATTTACTTCAAAATTACAAAGGTAATGATTATTGTTTTTGTGATGAACTTCAAGCATTTACAAAAAAATTATTAAGCAAAAAAGAATATAAAGTTTTATGTGAATGGTCTACAAATGATTTTGTTTTAGAAATACAAAATAAAATGTTTGATATGTGGTTTGCAGACAATCAAGACTATTTTTCAAAAGAAATGTTTTTAGACTATGTTGAGTCAAACGGATATGAGTTTGATGAAAATGGTTATTTAATTTAAAGGAGGTATTTAATATGAGTAATCCAAGAAGAATAGTATCAACTACTATCTTAGTTGAATGGAATGACAACCCTAAACCCGTTGTCTTAAATAATAATATGCCTAACGGATTAGCTAACGACTTTGACGATTGGTTAACAGAATGTGAAGACGAGGAGAATGTAAAATGAGCGAAGTAAGACAACTTAAAAAATATTTGCAACAAGATATAACAGATTTGCAAATCAGTATGGAGGAAATAATGCAAGACTATGATTATCAACTTAATTCTGATTTTCAAGATGTTGTAGATAAATTATATTTAGTTGAACAACTGTTATATAAGTTAGATGTATTGCCAATGAGCGATAGGCTTAAAGTAATGATATATGGAGAGGAGGTAGCTAATGTCTAAAGAAAAAACAGCACACTATGAATTGCAAGAAGATCTTTTTAATGCAATGTCAAAAGCAAATGATAACGGCTTGGGAATGATACATATATTTCATGTAGCTTTATATTTTATTCTAAGTGAAATATATAAATCATCACCAAACAAAAAAGAAGCAAATCACTTAATTAAATCAACTTTAAAGGAGGCTACTAATGTCTAACAACAAATACGAAGCAAACGATATCTATGAATTATCAAATCAATTAAGCCTAGATGATATGGTTATATTGATAAATTGTTTTTCAAGCAATATTGGTGCATATATAGGGAGTGCAGGCAATCATGTAATTGATTCTGAATTAGATTGGGCTTGTACCAATGGGCATAGCATACAACTAAATTTGCAGTCTGTTAGTGAATACAAAGATCTTAAAGATTGGAAATTTTTAATGGATGGTTTAAAGAAAAGTAGTAAAAAATGAGTCTAACTAAAAGGTAAATTTGCCTTAATGGTAAATTTGCCTTTATCTTAACGCTCTTTTTACTCTTTTAATTGCTTGTTTATTAATCTCTTTATAGAGATTATTTTTTACAACTTTAGTAGAAAGTTTAAAGAAATCAATTAGTTTTTTATGTTTAATGAATGGCGTAAAAGCAACTAACAGTTTCAATCCATCTCTACCCTTTCTACCTGTTCTTTGCCATATACCATAAGTACCAGATCCTTTGCCTTTAGGCACACCCATAAAACGACTTTTTGCCCTATCGCTTTTGGCAGTCTTATCTATTCTTGCCAATAATCCTTTACCTTTAGTATTTGCCTTTTCTCCACCTTTAATTTTTTGAATATTACCAGTCACCCCTGCTAATGGTAGACCATCTCTTGTTGGAGAGGGATAGCCTTGTCTTCTTGCGGGTTCATCTTCTCCTGTGTAGATGTAATATAAAAATTTAGACGCATAGTCTTTAACCATAATTTGTGCTGATAAATCTCTTTTTGTTGGCTTGGCATACTTGGTTACTGCAACTGCATTGACACTTGTTTTTAAAGGTTTATTTAATTTTTGCTTTAACTTATCGTTATTTGCCTTTGCTACAAGTTCGGCAGTTTTATTTATTCCTTCAGACATACTTTTAACAAAAACTTTGTTCTGCACAATATTCATTTTCTTTTGCAAGTCTTTTAGATTTGTTTTTATTCTTATATCCATATTTGCCTTAAAACTAAATTTGCCTTGTAAAATGTTTTCTATGTAATTTGCCTTGATTATAAATTTGCCTACCAATTATTGATATAGGCTTATCATCAATCCAAACATCTATTTTTAATCCTCTCTCCCTTACTTCCCTAGATTTCGATTT